CCTTGGGGATATACTCCACAAGTTCTAAAACCTGTACGTCTTTAAGCACGGCACGTACACCTGACCGATTAGCATACTTCCATTCCTTTGGATAGAAGGACACCTTAACCATAGAACCGTTACCAATCAAAGTTCCAGAGATGTCATTCTTTTTTGAGTCAATGACACGAGGTTTAGGTAGTTCCTGTCCATTGGTAAGGAACTGGTCTTTTTGGAGAGTGACAAAATCTCCTCTCTCATCGTCTTTATTTTTGATGGGAACACCCATCTCTTCAATCATCTTGACACTATCAGGGTCAACAAGTTGAACATCAATAGACCAGCGAGGTTTGCTAGGGTCAAAGGGGTTAACGGCACGATCTACTTTTGCCCAATGGGCTTTTCCTTTTAGTACAGCCATAGCTGTTCTCCTTACAATAAAAAAGTTTTAAGATTAAGTTTAAACAACTTGATTAAATTCAATATCTTTAACCAAGCTGTATCTAGTATAAGACTTACCATCTTCTGTACGGTTTGTCCTAGCTTCTATGTTGTATCCTTTCTTACGTAGATCAGATACAGTAGCGGTGAGATTCTCGCACCACCCATTCTCAATAGCAGTCTTACGAGTAACTCGCATACGTTTCTGTAATGCTGCTAGTAGTCTGTCTTGATTCGTTCGTTTAGCCATTATGTATCCTCATTAGTGTGTCTCAGCCCATGTATAACCTATCTTATAATCACTGTCAAGTGGACAATTAACATTTAAAATAGATTCTACATTCTTCATAGCTTGCTTTGTAACCTGTCCTAGTAACTCAGCTTGATCTTTGTGTACTTCAAACTGAATTTCATCGTGTATATTAGCAACAGGTTTAGCATCTATTCCTTTTTGTTGTATCAATTTAATAATTTGTATTAACCATTCTTTACAAACTATTGCTCCACCTCCTTGAATTAAAACATTAAGCGAGGCGTGTAAGCTACGAACTCTAAAGTATCTACCGTCTAAGCCGCGCAGCTTGTTCGTTCTTGTAGCACAGTCGGTCACGCTTGTCAACAACCTGTCAATCGACGGGACGTTGGCAAGAAATTTCTTTCGGATTGCCGCACCCTTTGCTGTTGACTTTGTACCTATAATACTAGCTATCTTAGCAGGACCAGCACCATAAATTAAAGCGTAAATAAAAGTTTTTGCAGCATCTCTAGTAGGTAGTCCAGCCATTTTCTGGTTAGCAGTATGGATATCTCCATGAAGGATTTCATTTATATAGTTTTCATCCTTCATATAATGAGCAAGTATCCTTAACTCTAATTGTGAAGCATCGCATCCAAGCAGTCTATAGTCATCTTTGTTTTCTATAGTCCAACATGTTCTACATTCTTTTCCATAAGGAGAATATGTAGCAGGAGTTTGTGCTACGTTAGGTTCGTTATGACTACATCTATTAGAGATAGTTCCTAGTGTTAAAACTCTACCATGTATCCTAGATGTATCTTCTGTACAAAATTTAATCCAAGATTTTATTTGTGATATTCTTTTTTGTAGTAACAGGTAATGCTTAATGGTTTGAGCTTCTGGTATATCCACAGACTCAAGAACTATTTCATTTACTATTATATTTCCTTTGTCTGTTTTTTGTTTAGGTTCCCATCCTTTCTCCATTAGACGTTCAGCTATTTGTTTCCTGGATGCTGGATTAAATGGGATATACTTTGTTTTAGTTTTTAATTCTACAACTGTAGGTGGAAATATATCTTGTAAGTTTTTCTCTATACCAATGCACTCATCGGTAAGTTCTGCAAGAAATTCTGTAGCATAATGTATATCAAAATAGAAACCATACTGCTCTTGTTGATCCATAAGATATCTGAATCTATGTTCTCTAATTATACTATCATCAGAAAACTTTTTAGTTTTATCTAATAGATGTTCAAATAATTTATAAGTAAGTTCAACATCATTGATGCAATACTCTACCATTTCATCTGATAAATGAGTAAAAGGAGGAGGAGTCATCTTAGGGTAAGATAACCTCTCTCCCCATGCAGCAAGTGAATGACCTGTATCTCGTATAGGATTAGATAGTTGAGATAAGATCAAAGTATCTATTACATTTTTTATAGAATGTTTGTATCCTAGTAGTTTACTTAGCACACGTAAATCATAAGATAAAACATTATGACCTACTAACACTTTGTTTTTATTAATATAATCTAAAAACTTTGTGTAACATTCATCACCTTTGAATGTTAATACCTTACCACTAGGATACTCTTTACATACTATACAATAGATAGTAGAAACGGTATCGAGAAGCCCGTCAGTTTCAATATCAAATACAACAATATCTTTATCCTTAATCAAATTCTCTATCATCATGTAGTTCCTCAATACCGTCTACATTCTCAGGAAGATTATCATCAATAGGAACTTCTGTCAATCGTCCAGTAGACTTGGACCATACCAACATAGTAGCTGGACCTGTCTCACCAGAAAATCTATTCTTTAATATTCTAATTAAAGTTCTGTTACGTTCTGCTTCATTAACAGCTTGATTGTTTCTTTCCAAAGCAAAGATCATATCAGGTAGTTGAGCAAGACTGTGTGAGCCACGTAGTTCTTTAAGACTTACGCTTGCACCTTCTTCATGCCCTACACCACTAGGTCTGCTAAGATGACAGACAACCATAAGGTGTATGTTTAGTTCTTGTACTAAAGTTCTGAGCTTTAACATAGCAGTATCTATTGCTTTACGCTCATCACCTAAATCATATATAACTATAGAGATGTGATCTAGAATAATATATTTACAGTCTAACCCTTTAGCCATGTATCGAATACGGCTAAGTAAGTTATCTAAATTAGTAGAGCCAAAGTGATTCCAGAATACAGCATTCTTTAGTCTGTCCATATTCTGGTATGCTTCCCGTCGATCATCATCATCCCACTGATTATTATCAGATGCAGGAATATGAAACTTTTTATTAGCTTCAATAGATAAGATACCGTCACTAGTCTTACGCACTGACTCCTCAAGAAATAGACAACCAACTTTTTCGTTAGCATCTTTCATAAGATAATGAGCAAGCTCTCGCATAACACTAGACTTACCTATGCCACTACCAGCAGTTACTAGTACAAGTTCTCCTTGTCTCATACCATAGGACATACTGTTAAGACTGTCCCAAGGATAAGGATAACTTTCAATTTTTTCTTCTGTAAAAAGTACACCTTCTATATCTTCTCCACATAAGATACCTTCTGGTGTATAAGTCCTAGCACTCCAAAAGTCTTGTACAAACTTTTGAGATTGGCCTTGCATAAGATACTCGCAAGCATCTTTCTTGGATAGGTGCATAATCTTACACCGTCCTGGTTCAAGCAAGTTAGCAATCTCTTTAGTAGCTTTACGTCCAGCGTCATCGTTATCAAAGCATAGAACTACTGTCTGAAATGTTGAAAGATAATCTAAGTTATATTTAATCTCATTAACAGCAGACGCTGCACCATTACGGACAGAAACTATGGGCCATTTACTACCCATCATTTGATAAGCTGCAAGACAATCTAACTCACCTTCTGTTACAGTAATAAACTTACCACCTTCTGCAAATAGATGTTGACCGAATAAGCCAGTGCGCTTACCCTTCTCTCCTTCTTGGTAGAACTCTTTAGTATCTACGATACGAATCTTATTGATAATTTGTTCTTTAGAATCTTTCTCATAATAAGGATACACATGGCAGTCTTGTCCATTAATTGTACCTTGTTTAACGCCAAACTTTTTACATGTATCAACGTCAATCTTACGATCTATAATAGGGGAAAATCGTAGTCGATCTGATTGAAATCTTTCTTGTATTGTAGCCATTGGTTTAAATTTTCCTTTATCCATGTAAGTTATATTGGATTCAACTTCGCCATTGCTATCTAACTTGCGATATGCTTCACAAGAAAAGCAATAGGTATTCTCTTCGTATATAGCTAATGCATCACTACTGCCACAATCAGGACAGGGTTGATGTGCCTTTACTATTTCTGACATTGTAGTTCAACGCCTCCTTTAATGTTGAGTGCATATCAGATTGTTCTGCAAACAAACCTATCTTACCAATACGTTTGTGCATTCTTGGTTCAGGATTAATTAGTATAAACTCTTCACGAGTTATGTAAAGTTCTCTATTATAGTTAGGGAACTTGCCTATAACTAACACGTATATATCAGCTATAAGTTTTTTAGGTTTACCATACCAATCTATATGGTTAAGAAATAGACATCCTGTATCATAAGATGTTTGTTTTAATTCAAACACTTTACCATCAATAAGAACGTCAACGTCATGTAAATAAGAACGAGGAGCTACATCTACATTATCAAGCTCTAAGCTATATGGAATGTTATGCTTTTCTTTAAACCAAATTTCTGCTGCCATTCCTTGTAGATTTACTTCGCGTCCATTTCTATTAGGGTCTTGTACTCTTTGCTTTGCTCCTGTTTCTCTAAGTCCATCAAATACTGCGTTACAATAATCTTCAATTTTTTTGGTCTGCTTTTTGCTGAACAGTTCTTTCGATGTCTCCTTCATCACATACATCTCCATGTTGGATTTCATAAATAATAGCACGTTGAGAGGTGTTGTTCACCAACTGATGCCAATCACCAGCAGCTATATCACAGGTCATCCCTGGTGTCAATGTCTCTCGTCTTTCCCAGTTTTCATTTACTAAAGGAACGATAGTATTAACATCAACTATTCCTTCAGCGCAAAACCATAATTCACTTCGGCCTGAATGTCTTTGCATAGATAATTTTTTACCAGGATAAATAACTAACTTTTTTATTTTACTTTTAAGATAGTCATTATCATTCTTATCATAGGTTACGTAATAACCCCACTCACGGTATACTTTATCTAATTCTGTTAGTTCTTTTATTCTTTTGTATGCTTTATTTAATTGTTGTTGTAACTCAAATACATTATGTTTTAGTACATCAATCATGTTCATCGGAAAGATAATCCTTGTATAATACATTGAAGATAAATAGCTCTTTCATCTTGCTGCACTGGCAGAATATGAAAGGGAACAAATGCAGGAAATATAATTAAGTCTCCTGCTTGAGTATTGTTTGTTATGTTTTGATCTATGCCTGTCTCAAGTCTTTTAATGATAAGATCACCACCGTATACATTTTCTACGTTATCATTGATCTTACTAAACGCTACAATCTTTCTTTGCTTTTGATGATAGCCTTTGTTTAAAGGACGTTCCAAGACAGGGGCAGATACAGGGAATGCGGAAGGTTGCAAACTGTCCATATGATACAACTTAATATGTTCAATCCTATCCAGATTAAAATACCAATCGTTATCTTTGTTTGCTTGTTTAATTGCATTCTTTATAGTCCTGCCAATGTCGGACTTAGGTGGGAAAGATTTCTTTTTATTATACAAGAAATCTACAACCATTTTATTACGCTCTTCTTCTGTAAAGAAGTTACGAACTATTGCTAGTGTATTATTAAACATTGTTTAACCCTGTGTTAAGTGGCTATGGTTGCGAATCGCGTCGGGATTTTGGACCGAAAAAAAATTTTTGTCAACCCCTTGACTGACGTGTCGGGATGTGCTAGGATGAACGGAGAGAGGGGCAGAGGAATATTATAGATATGTCTAGACGTATTCCTCTATCCTTATCTTTATAATATTCCTCTACCCTTATATCTCTACCCTTATTCCTACAATATTCTTTAGAGAGTTTCTTTTTATTTTTCTTGTTATGTGTTTTAGGTTTATAGGGACTATCTTTTGTAAAGAAATCTTTACTACGTCTAACTTTTATTAACATTATCTCTATCTCCAGTTCCATAGAGTTGTTGTTGTATTTCTTGACCTGTTTCATTATCCACACATATATAATGTTTAAGATGCATATTAGGATGGTCTAGTTTAAATTGTGTTAACATCGCACTTTTATATGTTTTAATAAAATTATTACAGTGTTCTTTTGTTTGAAAGACAACAGACATATTTACTAATATTTCTGGCTTGTTTGTTTCAAGCATTAGCACTAAAGCTAATATATACCACATGATTTACACTCCTGTGTTATTTTTATCTATTATACAATGGATACTTTTAACTACACCATTGTTATTAAATTGTTCTTTACCAAACTCTTTTAATTTATCTAGATGTTTATCTATATAACTTCCACATTCTTCTCTTGTTTCAAATCTTAATGGCATACCGTTATCTGTATTAATAGTTATAGAATCAAATCCTTCTGGGTCAGGTTTAAATAAAAACATTATTATAAATATTTTGTACATATTATTTTACCTTTTCGATTATGGTATTAATGTTATTAGTAGTATAACATACCATACAATCCTTACACTTCTGTCCTGTGCAGTTTTCATTAGGATGGCTAGTAACATTATTAAATGTTTTATTAAACCAGTTCGGTGGAGTGTCTAATACCTTATCTACAAACGGATTACTATAAATCATAATAAGATTTTTAGGCTTACCCGTCCTGGTAAATAATTTATTTATAATATCTTTACGCTTAGTCCACCATGCAAACATAATACGAGGATTGCGTTCAACGATAACAAGTAAGTTAACAGCATGTTGCCAGTTAATTATTTCACCATGTCCATGTATACGAACATGGGTTTCTCTACTTAAATCTTTTTTAATCTGTTCTATTTCTGTTTCAGTAATAGGGCGTTGTGACAAAACAGTATTACGCTCTAATGCAGGGACTGTATTTCTACGGAAACCTTCTAGCATTGATACACTATAACATTCTGTACAAATAATATTCTTACGTTTAGACGTAGACATCTTTTGGCAAAAACTATTAGTTAAAGTATTAGAGTTAATAGCTTTGAATGTTTCTAGTTTTCCTGTCATTTTGCTTACGTGTATAGCCATTGGTATCTTTCTCCTTTTGGTATATTAAACCATGTGTAGCACAGAAATATTTTTTATCTAATATAACTGTTGCTTTGTTATTACAAGGGGAATCCCCTGCATTAACGCAGCAGGGGATTGTTAGGTAATAGTTATCTAGTTTACTCATGTTTTTATACTATCTACATATGTATCAAAACAATCAGTACATGATATAATTTCATATTCTTTAAATATATCTTTTAATTGTTCCTCACTATATGCATATACAACTAATGATGTAGCTTCATTTTGGAATAAAGATGATACTACTCTTATATAATATTTAATCATTGGTACAAGCTACTGTATAAGTTCCGTTTAAATTCTTTTGTTTAAATAATATATAAGGACTTTCACCTTTTACTTGAGCAGGATATACAGTAACTTTTTCAGGTGTTAAATAACCTACTCGTTTACATTCATGGTATCCCACATATTTCCATTCATTAATATCATATGTTGCTACACTTCCTATTACTGCTAACCAAACTAATAGTACAATCATTTATTTATTCCTTTACGTTAAAGTTAAATAGTATGGGTAGTTTAAACACATACCCAGGTGCTGTGCCTTTCGTTATGCTGCTATTAAACTTTGAAACTGTTGAGTATTGATTATGTTTATAATCTCTTCCTCACGTTTAAGCAATATCTCTGCTTCTACATCCTCATGTTTTGTTTTACGAGTACGGAATAAATCATCGTTTCTATGTGAGGAGTAGTTAGTCAATGCACTATGTAGCGAAAACACATTAGGTCCACGGTCTGCTACTTCCCTAGTGTATAGTTCTATCATAGCTTTCTCTTTAGCTTTTGAGAATGATTTAACATTCTTAATAAATTCAATACCTTGTGATAGAGCCAAAGAACTATCTGCCATTTGTTGAAACTCTTTTGATTGCTGATAGAAATATTCTACAGAATCAATAAGGTCAGCAGTAAAGGTAGTTAAGTCAAAACCTTTTGTATTACGCTTGTATCGTTTCGTATAGCCATCAGCACCTAACTGGCTAAACACCATACCATTAGTACAAAATCCATCATATGCACCAACGATATAATTGTTAGCAGTCATGCTATCTAATGCTGTCCAGGTATTAATACGCATATGAATAGTAGTATTATGTCCTGTCTTTGTTTCGATAGGAATATTAACATTAGGAAATACGAATTGTTGCATCCCCCAACGTCCACCTCTACTAGACCTAGTATCAATCTTTACTCCTTCTAGATGGGCTGGTTCGATATTATCTAGTAGTGCATTATGTATTTCGCCAAAGTATTTGTTGTGTGATTTAACATGATAATCACTGCCAACTACCCACCAATCAACAGGATTACCATCATCATCATGTTTGATAACAGCTTTCTTATCTGAACATTCTGGCATATCTGTATAATGTTTTAGTAATATACCATCAGTTGATACTTGAAAATCTAATGGGCTATCAGCAATAGACTGTTTAAAAAGTTCACGAGTTGCGTCCAGTACGGGATTGAATTTAACAATGTTATTCATCTTACTTAGTTCCTTCTGTTTGAATTGAATATTCATGGTAAACTTCTTGATCATTAAGGAAACTATTTATGTCCTCAATGGATACTTCTACAATATTATCTGCATCTGTTACAGATAAAACATAATCAGATATACTAGTTGGTATATCATCATAATTTTTGTAAGCGTATACTTTCATAGCATCTCCTAAGATATAAGCATTAGAACTGTAACACATATTAAAATGATACAGATTTGTTTGAGTACTACATAAACTATGGTCATCTATATTCCTACTAAAATAAGTGTAAGAGTAATAGATAGTGAACATAATAATATAGCTGTTTCAAGTTGATTAAACTGCATATCGTTTTGTCCATTCATTAGTTGATTCAATCATGTATAGATATTGTTTTATATAATGTGCTTTCATCTCCTTTATACTGTAATCATCATCCCATATATATTTAACTGCTACTAACCATTTATCATCATCAATAACTTTAATGATTTTGTTTTCAGAACCATCAACAGGATTAACATATATAGCATATGCTTGTGATGGTTTACGTTCAACACTAAAAGGATTATCTATCATTACATCACCATCT